AAATGGTACGTCACCAGGTCCTAGTTCTAATACTTTATCAGTTGGTTTTATATATTTAGATAAATAATCGTAAGTAGATGTTATTGGACCATAATATTTTTCCATCTAAAATCCACACGCTGAAAGAAAAATTAAAACCGCTATAATAGTAATCATTTCTTTTTTTCTTTTTTTTTAACGTATGACCAATCTATTTCGTCATAGTTTTTTTTAAATTTATCATCGGGTATGCGGCTACGTCCATCCCAACCTTTACCATATTCACTTCTTCTTTTATTTTCTTTAACCATTAATAATAACCACTCCCTGTTTTTTTTAATTTTTCTTGTCTTTTTAAATATCTAGGATCATTTTTATTAATTTTTTTCATATTTTCAGACCTTGATACCCACCTTAAATTATCTAAAGTATAATTCATAATATTTCCATCAATATGATCTACATCAGTTAAGTTAAGAGGATTTTGTATAAAAGCTTGAGCTGCAACTCTATGAATTCTAAGACCGTAACCAGGCACAGCAAATCGAGGATAATGATCTGTTGCAGTTGAACCAATTGCTAAAACTTTTCCTGTTTTTTTATTTTGTACGTATGGAAATATAAATCCTTTCTTTTCCATATAAGGATTAATTCCTCCTGTTTTAAAAATATAATAAGTATCTTTTGGAATATCACTAAACTTTTTAAAATTTTTTCTCCATGAATCTTCTGGAATATTAGATATATCAAATGATTCAATATCATTATAAATAATTTCTTCAGGAAATAATTCTATTTGTTCTGCATTAGTCATTTAATGTAATTTTCTAAATACAAAAGGTTCTGTTTTATTAGCATTTTTAATAACTGCTTTTAACATATCTTTGTAATCACCATCTGTTAAAACAGTTTTATAAAGTTTAAATGCAAGTGATACCATAGTAGAAGCTACAATTTGTGCATCATTACATTTTAAAACATTATCAAGCATTATATCTCGTAACTCTTCATATAATATAGTGAGTTCCATTTCTTTGTAATTTAAATTTTTATTTTTCATTACATTTCTTTTTTACATTTTAAAATTTTACCAGTTAATGTGTTAGATAAAAGTTTTAATTTGTTTTTTAACTTTTTATTTTCTTTCTTTAAACGATTAATAATTTCGTCTAAATCATTAGGACCGCGTTTCATTATATTTATTTCTTTTTTCTTTTGTTACCAAAAGGATCATATTTTTTATGGTAAGCTTTTAATAATTTAATTAATTCTTTTGGTTTCATTGTAATGACTCCAACTCTTCATCTGAATATTCAAAAATATCTTTATTAGTTAAATTTATTTCACCTTGAGATTTACAACTTTTACATTGATGAACTTCGTCATAACAATCTTTAATATAACCATTACCACGACAATCATGGCAAATAACTTTATTATTTTGAGTGTCCATTTGTTTTTTCTCCCCTGTTTTCTTTATAAAACTTTAAAAGTTTATCTACCATTTTAGACCTAGTTCTATTTGTTCTTTCTGCTTGTATTCCAAGTTCTTTCCAAGTTGTTATTGCAACTGAAAGTGATTTATATTTTGCTGGATCTGCCATTTTCTCTCCTTTTTGTTTGTTTATTTACGCTTTCTTCATTTTAATATGGGAAACTATAACAATAAAATAAAGTCTTGCAAGAGAAATATTTTTAATGTATTGTGGAGATCTCTTCTCACACCTTTTGTTTGCTCGTCCTAGTACAACTAGGGCGGGCATTCATTATCTTCTTCCTTGACCTTTATATTCTTTTCTATTGTTACGTTTATTGGGTTTTTTTGAATGTCGTCCTGGTCTTTTTTTATTAGTTTGTTTTATAAACAAACCATTTCCTACGCTTACTTTTCTAGCCATTATCCATTTTTGTCATTAAACCAATACGTGTATTATTGGTAATTGGAATATATTTGATAACACCATTAACATATTGTTCTGATTCTTCTCCACATAAAGCACATCTATAAAAATTTTTATATAAAAACAATAATGGTGATAAAGCACGGCAATAAGGACAAATACCATGTTCTATTTTAGCATCTTGAGAAACTATTTTTAAAGCTTTTTTAAGCTTTGTTTGTTTCTTCATTTATTAGTATTTTTTATTTTGTTAGAAACTTCAAGTTTTTCTTCAAGGATAGCTATATGAAGTCTATTAGTATGTATTTGGTCTCTATTTGCTTGAATTTCTTTTTCTAAATCTTGTCTTAGTTTTTCTCTTGCAAGTTCAGCACCTGAATTAGCAGCTTGTTTGTTATCAGAAGTTACAACTAAGCTAATTTTGCTATTTAAAATAGTTACATCATGACTTAAAGTTGATAACGCATTCATTAAATATACCACACATGTAAATAATATAGGTATAACTGCTAATACTATTTTTTGTCCTAAATCGCCCATTTTTTTAATAAATTAAATAAATAATTTAATTGAATTATCACACAAAATACAATCATGGCAATAGTTAATATAAAATATAATGCTATTGTTATTATAATATTAAAAAATAAGGATATACAGAAATATAATGATGATAAAATGCGTTGCATAAGTAATTGCTTTTTGGACATTAACATTCCATTTATGAGCTATACAAATAATAGCAGCATCGCTTTTAAATAAAAGTAAAGTTAAAAAATTAGAAAAACTTTGTATTGAATAAAGATATATTAAAAATCCTCTATGAATATATGAATATATTCCAATTAAAAAAAACAAAATAAATTTTAATTTTTCCATATTAACATATTAACAGTTTAATATGGTATTTACTACTATTTAATAGCTCCCCAATTATCTCCAGCTTCATAATCTACTTTATTAGGTATTTCTAGCTTAATTGAATTTTCCATAACTTCTACTATTTTTTTAACATGATCATCTGATTCAACTGATACGTCTAATTCATCATGAATTTGTATATGAGGAACAATACCAGCTTCACTCAAAGCTATTATAGATAATTTAGTCATATCTGCAGCAGATCCTTGTATTAATCTATTTAAAGCTTTGTATGTTCCAGCTCTTTTAATACCTGGTCCATATTCTTTAATTGCTTCTGCATGGGGTTTAGGAAGACCTGTTCCAAATGTAGTTGGTTCCCAAAGATCAAAGTGACAAACTCTTCCACCTAATGTTCTAATTCTTCCTGATTCATCAGCTCTTCTTGATACAGCTTGCATTAATTGTTTAATAAAAGGAGCTTTAGCATGATATTGAGCAATCAATTTTTCAGCAGTTTCTTTCATTAATCCAAGTTCAGCCATTAATTTATTTTTACCCATTCCATACATTAAGCCAAGATTAATAGTTTTAGCTTGAGATCTTTCTATTCCTGCCATTTTAGCAACAGCACTATGAAAGTCTGCATTACCTTCTTTATAAGCATCTGCAATTTCATTTATACCATCTAATCTTTGTAGTTTAGCATAATGAATTAATATTCTTGGTTCTTGTTGTGAATAGTCAAATACTCCCCATTTATGATTTTCTTCTGGAATAAATAAAGATCTAATTAATGGACCAAGCTCTTTATGTCTTACAGGTATTTGTTGTAAATTAGGATTAGACATTGAAAATCTTCCTGTAACAGTTCCACCATCATCAGATCTAATTTGATTTATATCTGCATGAATTCTTCCTTTATAAGAATGTTTTACAATTGTATCTATAAAAGTTGTATGTGCTTTGTTTATTTCTCTTGCGTATGAAATACCTTGAACGATTTCATTTGGATGATTTGATAAAAAGTTTTTTGTAAAACTTGGTGCTTTAGTTTTTTCTGTTCTATCATAAGGTAATTTTAAAACATCAAATACTTTAGCAATAGAAGTTGCTGCCCATAATTCTACAGAAACTCCAGTTAAGTCTTTGATTTTATTGATTATTTTATTTTCTTTTTCTATTAATTGCTTTTTAATTATATCAGCTTTTTCAACATCTACTCTTACACCTTTAAATCTCATATTAACTAAACATGGAAATAATTTAGTTTCCATATCAAATATTGTCCAAAGATCTTGATCTGATAATTCTATTTTCATTCTATGCCAAAGTTTTAAAGTAGATTCAGCATCTCTTTCGGCATATTGACCAACAAACATAGATGGAAGTTTCCACATATCTTTTTTAGCATCAATTCCATATTCTCTTGCAGCTGCTTGTAATACAGCTTCATCTTTACCTATACCTGCATATTCTTTTGCTAATGCATCTAATCTAAAACTCCATCTATTTTCATTTACTAATGATGCAGCAATCATTGTATCTACAATCTTAGCTGGAGGAGTTATACCTGATGATCTCAACCAACATACGTCATACATCGCATTATGAAATACAAATACAGCATCTTGTTTAAATAAATCTTGTAACCAATTTAAAACTAATTTCTTATCCATGTTACCACCACCTTCGTGTGCTATCGGATAATAACCAGACCATCCTTCTACTGCTACTGCAATACCTACAATCTTACCACGACCAGTAACGTTCCCCGATCCTAGCTCAAGTAAATCCGGATCACATGTCTCTAAGTCTATTGCTATTTCTTTATGACCGCGAAGATCTTTTAGTTCTTCGGGTACTACCCATTCGGTTTGTGGGGTAAATAATATCTGTTGAAATGTGCGTGTCATTTATAATCTCTTTCCAACACCATTTCTAAATAATGAATTGCTTTTAATATATCTTCTTTTTTACCTTTTAACTTATGTCTACATATATATTTAATTGCATTTCCTTCTGCAAAAGGTAATTGATTT